GCCCCAGGCCGACGGCCGCGCGACTCGCGGGACTACGCGCGCCGCGTGGCCGAGCGCTGGGCGCGCGAGACGATGCGCCGGCAGCTCGTGATCGCGGTCCAATATATCGTGCTGATTGTCATGGCGGCGACCGTGGCCGTCGTGTGGATGGCATGAGCGCGAGCGCGCTGAAATTGTTGTTAGCGACAATCGTGGCCGCGATCCTGATCGACGTCACGATTGATCTGTGTCTCGACCTGTGGCGGTCACGATATCGACGATCGTTGCCGCCGCCACCTAACTACGGAAAGGACGATCCATGCGAATAGCCATTTTCCAGCGCGTGTGCGACTCGAATTACCCGGCCCTCGAGTACGGCGTTATAATGAAAGAGGAAAGCGCGCACTACCTCGAGGACTCCGGCTATATCCGGATCTCGCAGTATGTCGAGGCGGACTTTGTGCCGAGGGCCGTCGAACCCCAAGACGCGTTCTCGGCTTTGGATCGGGAAGAACAGGCGCTTAAGCGCTATGTTGAGGGTGCTCGGGCTCGCCTCGGCGAGGCCCGGAAGTCGCTCGACGCCCTCGTGCCGGAATCGAACTCTTGAACGGTTTTGAGTGGAACGCCGAGCAGGCGTTGTCGCGGCTCGCGAGCGATCTGCTATCAAGCCCGATGATTTCCGCCTCGCGGATCGTGGCGGCGCTGTCGGTGGCGTACACGCTCGGGGCGTTGAACGCGATGCAGTCCGGGATCGCGGCCGGGCAGCGCGCGGAACTCGGGCAAGGAGAATTGCAGTGAATCTTGATGTCCACCCGGATGACACCCATGCCGAGCGCCTCGCGAAACTGCGCGCGGCGTGGGTTTACAAGCGCGCCCGCGATTGGCTCTTGCCGAAGCCTGCGCCGTTGCCCGCGAACGTGGTTAGGCTGCGGCGGCGATGAGCACGGACATGAAGGAGAAGCCATGAACCGCTGTTTAATTTGCGATGAAAGAACGACTCAGCCTTGGCGAGCGGCGCTTTGGCATTTTAGATTGGTAGATTGGGGTCAATGGCGATACTGGAAAGGGAACATTCGCACGTTCGGTTTGCGATCTGGGTTAGCCGGGTCGTTTGCGCTAAGTTTCCCGATTTACAACACACTGCGTCACTGGAAATACCGCAAACATCGACTGGTTATCCCCGAGGACCTAGCAATGAACGAGGGCCGCTATGAATAACGAACCTAAGCCGAGCGACGACCGAAACGGCCACTTTCTCGACAAGCACTGGTGCTGCAAAGTCTGCGACGGCGAGATACCGGATGGGCACACCGATGATTTCGAGGCGCGATACGCCGCTGCGATCCCGACGTGCTGCGGGTATCAGACACTTCGGGAACACGTCGATGCACTATTGCTGTGCTGGGGGTTGGTTGCCGCGCTCCGGGTCGGGAAGCCCATGGATTGCACGGGTTGCGAATTGAGGCGGGTGCCATGACCGCGCACGGCGAGACCGAGCGCGAGCGGCTCGCTCGGCTGCTCGCCGAGTACACGTACAAGCGCGCGCTCGGCTGGAGCTGTCCAGACGCAATGACGCCGGCCGAGCGCATCCGCTGGCGGACGCGATTTCTGCCGCGCGCGCAGGCCGCGAAATTGTGGCTGCTGCCGAAGCCCCGGCCGTTGCCGCCGAACGTCGTGCGCTGGCCCGGGCGGCGCACCAAAGCGGATCGCTGAACGTTGAGCTAACTACGAGGAAGGAATTCGAATGAGTTGCCAGCACGATCGCACGTTGCCACGCCCAAGCATCAAGCCGATGTATCCCCAATCGAGCCCGCTGACCGGCGACCCCGTCATGCTTTACTGGTGCCCGCGTTGTGGGGTAAGGTTTTTCTTTCCCGTGACTACGGCAGGTTCGGCGTCTAGTGCGTCGGAGGCGTTGAGCGATGACGCGGGCTAAGACTCAGCAAAAGGAGAAAATGAACATGCTAACTATGGAACAACGTCAACAGATCACTGACACGCTTGCGCGCATGCATCTGCCGTCCGGGCTCGGCACACCCGAAAACGCATGTTCGATCGCGGCGATCAATCTTGCGCTCACCGGTAAACTCACAGACAGGATTCCAGCGTGCATGTCCGAGGTCGTCGGGAACTGCATCATCGTGATGCAAGATTCTATGCCTGACTCATTGCGCAATTCGACTCGCTGGAAAAGCCTACTGCCGCTCGCGGCCGGCACGGGACGCAGTCATGAGCCAGAACGGCTGCAAATTCTGATGGATCACATGTGGACGGTGGCGCTGCCGATAGTGCAACCGCTCGCGGATGCGCGCGGCTTTGGCGGTGCGTGGCGGGAAATGATCGTTGAGCGCAGCGCGGAATCAGCGTTGAGCGCGTGGAGCGCGGCGGCGAGCGCGCAGAGGAGCGCGGCGAGCGTGGCGTGGATCGCGGAGGAGAGCGCGGCGGAGAGCGCGTTGAGCGCGGAGAGGAGCGCGGCGTGGAGCGCGGCGTCGTGCGCGTTGAGCGCGGAGTGGAGCGCGGCGAGGAGCGCGGCGAGCGCGGCGGCGTGCGCGTTGAGCGCGGAGAGCGCGGCGTGGAGCGCGGCGTGGGACACCCTGGACCCCTGCGGTCTGCTGGAGCGGCTGATTGCGGTCACGGAGGCGCAATGAGCGCCCCAGGCCGACGGCCGCGCGACTCGCGGGACTACGCGCGCCGCGTGGCCGAGCGCTGGGCGCGCGAGACGATGCGCCGGCAGCTCGTGATCGCGGTCCAATATATCGTGCTGAATGACTTGGATTGATCCGCGCTGCGATCGCAGCCAGTGGCCGCCCGGCGAGTGGGACCACGAGCCGGACAAAGTGCAATGGACGGACAAGGCGACTGGCCTGTCCTGCCTCGCCAAGCGCCACCCTAGAAGCGGGCACTGGTGCGGGTATGTTGGCGTTTCCGAGAGTCACCCGTGGCACGGAAAGAGCTATGACGACTTGCCGGATTATGGACCGAGCGTGCACGGCGGACTCACGTTCGCGGATTCCTGTCAGGAGGGACCGCCAGCGGAGACCATCTGCCACGTGCCCGCACCCGGCGATCCCGAGCATCTATGGTGGTTTGGATTCGATTGCGCTCATTGTTTTGATCAGTCGCCGGAAGATCACGTACGAGCGCGGGAGGACAGCTTCTGGTCGCTTGACCCCACCACGCAATATCGGGCGCTTTGGTACGTGCGGAGCGAGTGCGGCCGCTTGGCTTGGCAGATCAAGGAGTTGCGCCGTGAAGAGTAGAGAGCCAGTGACTACTGAATCGATGGACAGCCACTTGAGGCGAAATTAGCATGAGCACGAAGGAACTGGTGGAGCGGCTGCGCTTCGAGGCCGACGAAGCGTTTGAAGCTGGGTATCAGATTGAGGATTCGCTGCGCGAAGCCGCCAACGCCATCGAGTCGCTGATTGCAGAGCGCGGCGCTCTGCAGGCCGAGGTCGAGCGGCTGCGAGCGGCGCTGGAAAGCGGGCTGACCGTCGCAGGATGAATGAAACAGTGAGGCAGTCCTATGTGGGTTAAGCACATCGGAGACGCGACGCTCTTGCTGTCCCCGTTCCCGTACTTCGGCGGGAAGCGCACGGTTGCGGCGGATGTGTGGGCTCGGCTCGGATCGCCTGCGCAATACATCGAGCCGTTTTGCGGATCGGCAGCGGTTTTGCTAGCGTGCCCCCGCCCGGCTGCGCTTGAAGTCGTGTGCGACGGCTCCGGATTCATCGCTAATTTCTGGCGCGCGGTCAAGCATCAACCGGCGGCGGTGGCGGAATGGGCGGATTACCCGGTATCGCACATTGACCTCGGCGCGCGCCACGGATGGCTCATGGCGCAGCGAGATCGCATCGGCGCGGAAATGCAAGATCCGGCCTGGCCCGGCGATGCAAAAGTCGCAGGCTGGTGGCTGTGGGGTCAATGCTGCTGGATCGGTTCCGGCTGGTGCGACTGGTTCGGCCAAATCCCGCACGCGAGCAATGCCGGTATGGGCGTGCAGGCCATCGGCCAAATCCCGCACGCGAGCAATGCCGGTATGGGCGCGGACGCCTTGCTGACCTCCTGCGGGCGCACAGCATGGGCGTGGCTGCATCGGATCGCAGACAGGCTTGAGCGGGTCCGCGTGGTGCATGGTGATTGGTCGCGCTGCCTTAACAATCATTTCGGCGGCGATGATACGGCCGTGTTCCTGGACCCGCCATATCGGTCGTACGAGGCGCTCTACGGCAAAGCCGGCGCGGTTGCCGATGCCGTAGAGACATGGGCGCGCGAGAACGAGCACCTGCGGATCGCCCTATGCGGGCACCGTGACGATTACAAGCTGGCCGGATGGGACGCCGTGGAGTGGTCGCGTGGCCGGTTGACCTACTCAGGCAGCAAAACCACTAACAGCGAATGCATTTGGTACTCGCCCGCGTGTCTCCCGGCAACACTCAGGCAGGGGAGGATGTTCGAGAAATGAATGAGGTTAAGTGGTACGCCCCGTGGTACCACCGAGAGAGTGGTATTTGGCTGCTGCAGGCCCCAGACGGAGCATGGGTGCGTTACTCCGATTACGCCGCGCTCAAAACCGAACTCGACGAGTGGAAGCGCGGCAGCGAAACCGTGAACAGCCAGCTATTGAAGCGCATCGAACTGCTCGAAGCGCAGTTGTCCAAGGCTCAACACCTGCTGCGCGAGGACATGGAAATTTTCGAGGCGGATCTGATGTCCATTGGCCACGGCCCGGACTCGCTCGCGCGCACCCGATCGATGACCGGGTTGGGCGATCGCATTGCGAAGCTGGACGAATTCCTCAACCCCAACAAGGACCCCTGACATGCCCGCATTTCACAATGACGCCGCCATCAAAAATACCTACGTCGCCCGCATCCAGTCACACGCCGACGCGGACGAGCTCATCCACGGAGAATACTGGGAGAACGGCAAGGGCTGCGCGATCGGCTGCCTGATTCACGGGTCCGACCACGCCAAGCTAGCGGACGTGCTCGGCGTGCCGCTCGCAATTTGCCGATTGGTCGATCGGCTGTTTGAGGGGCTGCCCAACGACAAGAGCAAGCGATTCGCAGTCGAATGGCTCAGCGTAATTCCCGTGGGCGTGGATTTGTCGAGGGTGCAGTGGAAATTCCTGCACTGGCTGCTGACGGAAGAACTGGCCGGGCGGGAGCACCCGCTCGTGCGCGATGTCGTGCGGCAATGCGCGGACGTGCTGGTGCCGCTGACGAAGGGGGAGCTTGTAGATATCCAAGCGGCGGAGAGCGCGGCGAGGAGCGCGGCGGAGAGCGCGGAGAGCGCGGCGGAGAGCGCGAGGAGCGCGGCGAGCGCGGAGAGCGCGGAGTGGAGCGCGGCGAGGAGCGCGGCGTGGAGCGCGGCGAGCGCGGCGGCGTGCGCGTTGAGCGCGGAGAGCGCGGAGTGGAGCGCGGCGAGGAGCGCGGAGTGGAGCGCGGAGTGGAGCGCGGCGAGCGCGGCGAGCGCTGCCTACACCCGCATGGCCAGCCAGCTTCTCAAACTACTGGCGGCGGCCTGACCCCTAATCCCCCCAATTCCCCCGGTGCGCCCGATTCGCGGCCGGCGAACCCTTGGGACGGTAGTCGTTGGGTTGGATCGAGAGCTTGTGGAGCCACGCGTAAAAGTAGGTCCGGTTCATGCCGGCGATTTTCGCGGCTACGCGCGCATTGCCTTCGGCTATGGTCAGCACTTGCACCAAGTAGTGATAGCGCGCGGCGCGGACGGCATCGTGAAACGTGGGGAGTTCCACGGGCTCCGGAGGTTCGACAGGTTGGGGAGGTTCGACGAACTTGGGCTGCGGCTTCGGTGGTTTCGGCGGATTTGGTGGCGTCCACGAGGGCAGCCGCGGCCGGTTGACGCGATTGAACTCCTCCCGCGCCCGGCGCAGCGCGTCACGCCGCACGCCCATTGGGACTCAAGTGCAAGGGTCCTCGCGGACCCGGTTCAATACCGGGTAGGCGATCTGCGGAACGGCAAGCCCGAGGAATCCACACAGCGGCCCCCACGCGGGCTGACGCAGCACGAGTAGATCCTCGCGGCCCTTGAAGTACTCGATCACTTCCGCGTTGTGCCGCCGGTAGCGTGCGAGCATCACGAGGGGATCGAATTCCCGCTGGCCGTAAAGGGCCGTGTGAATGACGTGGCTGAAGGGGTAGATGTCCCACAGGCGTCGGGTGGGGTTCTTCGCGTAGTCCCAGAGGTCTCGACAGGAGCGGAGCCAGTCACATTCATCCCGGACGGTCAAGATGAACTTGGACCCCGGATACGCCTGGTCGAGCTCGCGGTACACGGCCGGGATCGGGTTATCGCACAGGGCATACCATTGCTCGAGCGTTTTGGAGCGCCCCAGCCCCTGCATCTCGTACCAGATGAGGGGTGCTTCCCCCTCCCCCCAATGGAAGCTGTCGTACCCCAGGATCGCGAGGGCTTTGGCCAGAGACGTGGTGGCCGTCTTTTGAAAGCCGATGCCGAAGATTCGCGTGGGCAGCGGGTCCAAGGAAATAGGCGTCGGATCGAAGTTCCGGGTGACGGTCCCGCACCCCCAGCGGCCGAAGTTGACGACGGTCTCGGTTCTCGATTTCAACTCCTCCACGACCTTAAAGGTCTCGTTGGCTTGGGCTTGGGGGTATTCCTTGAACCGCACATCGGCCCCGTGAGGGATGGCGTTCAGGTAGTGGTTCGGGATATGCCGCATCGTGTAGCCGGCCCGCTGGAGCCGGAAGTTCATGCAGATGTCCTCGCGCCCCCACTCTGAGAACGCCTCGTCATAGCCGCCCATCTTGACAAAGGTCGAGGCCCATACGGCTAGACGTCCGGCATAGCCTCTCTGTGGCCGTCCGGGGCCGTGGGGAAGGCTCTTGATGTAGGCGTAGTCGGGGCACAGGAAAATGCCAGGGCGCACTCCAGGTTCGGCGAAGGACTGTCGTAGGAAGTCCGAGAAGCCGGGGCCGGTGAAGTTATCGGCGTCGAGCGTGACGAGGACATCGGCCCCTTCCCGGAGCCCGCACCGAGCGGCCATGTTCTTGGCGTGGCTGATGTGCCACTTCTTGGCCGGATGCTGGTAGACCACGAGCCGCCCGGAGGCGATGTCTCGGGCGTGGTAGGCTTTGAGGTACGGGATCAGGTCATCGGTGCTGCCGTAGTCGAGCACGATGAACACCCCGTCTGCGTTGTCCGCGAGGTTACGGGGTAGGGTTTCTTTTAGGTGCGGAGCGCGCCCTCGGCAGGTCGTGCAGAACGCGATACGCACATCAATGTAGGGAGAGATGCATGCCGCCCTGTACCTGACCGAGCAGCCAGAGTAGCAGGATGATGCCGACGATCACGTACACCACCGTTTTCACGATGGGCGGGACACCCGGTATCTGGCCGATTCCCCAGAGGATGAGGCCCACGATACAGAGGACGATGAAGGCGACGAGTAGCGTTGAAATCATGTCATTTCCCTGCCGCTTTGGCGGCTGCAATCGCGGAGGCAAACACCACGCGGTCTACCCCGTACTGGGTGAGGATCGCCTGGATATCGGCCTCGCTCACCGTACCGCCTGCGGCTTCGGCGGTCTGGATGAGAGACAACACAGCCGGGGCGGCGGACATCAGGGCTTGGAGGATCGCGAGGGCCGCAGTGATGCTCATGGCAGGCACCCCGAGACCGGCGGGGATTTGAGACACGCTTGGGTCTGCGTTGCCTTGGACGTCGCGGACGCAAGATCGGTTGAAGCGAGCGCGGTATTGCCGGCGACGTAAGCGGCGTTGGCGGCAGTTAATAGCGCGTTCACTCCGTCCGTGATGGCGAGAATCTTAGTCGCTTCCGTGCTCGAGATGGCACCGGATTGCAGGGCAGCGGTGGCTGTGACCACGACGGCATCATTCACGAGCGCCGTGTCGTGGAGGGAGGTCAGGAAAGCGTTGCTGGCTGACGTCGCGCAGGACACGAGCATCAGCAGCGCAGGAAGCAGGATCAGGTCATAGAGCTTCATTTCTTTCCTTGCAGCGCATCAATGGCGGCGTCGAGGTGGCGAGTGTTCTCAGGAACGCTTGGGGCGCGAGGGAGCGGGGCTACAGGAGGCGCAGAAGGAAAGGGAGCCACAGGGGTAGGGGTATTGGCCGGATGGGCGTCTGCGGCCTTCTGGCTGAGCGTCAGGGGCTGAATCTCGGACGACTGCCGTTTGACGGCGGCATACAGGGCAGCCCCTAAGCCGATGACCTGGAATACGCTGTCCACGGCGCTCTGGATCGCGCCCGGAGAGGTAAGGCCGAGCGCCACCGCCAGCCTTGGGGTCAGCCCGATGAGGCTCGAGACGACCGAGACCGCTGCGCTCACAAAGACCGGCGAGCGATACCACGGAATGGCGTTCATGGGGCGGGCTGACACTGACCCGCCAAGGTCGTGGAGTTACTCCAAAACCCTACCGGGACGTAGATGTTGAGGCCAAGGGAGGGCCGGCGCAGCGTCAGAATGGGTTTCGTCCCCCATAAGGACTGGCCCCGGCCAAGGACCGTGAGGGGATAGATGAACTTCACCTGGGTCGGCGAGACCACGAGCGCCGGGAAGGGCGTCCCTCCGTTCAGGGAAACCGTGCTATCCGTCGTATTGACGGAGAGGGGGAAATTGAAGGGGAAGATCCCGATCGCGAAGGTACAAATGAGGTTGAGCATCAGGGGTGCAGTGCGGAGACCAAGGTGTCGGGACTACAGTTTAACCCTTGACACAGGAATTTGAGATAGGCAGCGGTGTCATTTTCGGGGGGCGGGGCGTAGATATTCACCATCTCCTGGAGCGTCAGCCCTCGGTCGGCGTAGAGCTGGAGCTGGCGCTCGAGCATTGCCCACCCCTGCTGAACCGTCGCGAATGAGCCCACCGGCTCTCCGGGCGTATGCGTCTCGCCCGGGGCGGCCGTCAGGTCGCCGGGATTCTGGTGTGTCGTCGGAATGGTTCCGGGGATGCCGAACCCCTCCTGTTTCGCAATGAGTTCGGCAAGGAGACTCACGTCGGATTCGCCTTCTCAGGGAGCGTCATGGTCCCAATGCCTCGCCAAGTCGGCGGCACTCAGGAGTTGGCCTTCGATCCTCGACAGCCGATCCTTGATCTCGCGGATGTCCTTCTCCATCTGGTCGCGCGAGGCGATCTCTCGGCCCAAGAGCAAGCGCACGGTAAACCCCCAGAGCGCGAGGAGCGTGACGATCGCCCACGGCATCTGTTCGGACGACACCAAGGGTTCGGTCATCCGAGCACCGTCACGGCAGGCGTGCCCACGTTGGTGACTTGGACGGTAAGCACGCGACTCGCGCCGGCCGCAATCGTCGCACTCGAGGCCAAGTTGCCGTCGAACGTGACGCCCGAACCGGGCAGCAGAGTTTCAGTCTGGGTGGTTTTGTTGAAGATCTGGCACTGGTAGCTCATGCCAACCGTAGCATAACCAGGAATGACCGCGATGCAGCTTGAAGCAGCCGGAAGGGTGTCGGAAAATCCCGAGCTCTGCGTGCCGCCGCGCGTGATGGCCCCTCCTATCAGTGCCTGGGCGGTGAAGGTCGCCGCGCCCACGGTGGTGACCGCCGTCGTGCTGATCTCGGGCGGGTAGGCGTCCCAGACGGTGAGTTGCCCCACGGCGGGACGCGAATCTCCCGCTTGGGGAGGGCAGTTACGCACGGTCACACGTCCGCCGTACGTGTTGGGAAACGAGCCGATGGTGACCACGTTCCCGCTCATGCCGGGATCGGGGAGCACGCTGTCGATCGTCACATTACAGGTCACGCCCGAGAAAGCGGGGGGAAGGCTCGCGTTGTTCGAGAACCAATCCCCTCCCAGCCATAGGGCCGTGCAGTTGCTGAAGTACGCCCCGATCAGGTTGTAACGCTCCATGTGGCAACCGATGAACACCTCGTATCCGGTCCCGCCTCCGATGAAATAACTGCGGTCGCCGCCCTCCCCATCGCAATTGAGGTAGGTGCCCGACGACTGCGGCACGCTGTAATGCGCGGTCCAGTAACTCGGGTTCGGATCGTTGCCCTCCTGCGCCATGTAATCCACGAACCACGGCCGGTTGCTCGAATTGAGCGGAGTGCTGGTCGCGGCGACGCCGAACTCCATACAGTTGATTCGGGTCGCATGATCGTTCTGCACCCAGCCGAAGCCGATGAGCGTGGCCTCGCTGATGATGTTCTTCAGGATCGGATAGGCGCACCCGGTGCATTCAAAGCTCGTTTTAAATCCGCTGATGAGCAGGTTCTCGGCGTTGCCTTGAGGGGCGACGTTAAACCTCAGCCCCATGTACTGATTGGCGGTCGCGACGATCGCGAGATTCTTGACGGCGACGCCTTGCGAGTAGCTGCCGATGCCGTAGGTCTCCAGGCCGTTTTCGGACTGGGAGATCAGCCGAGTCATGCGGCTGCCGATGGCGACGTCGGGAATGGACCAGCCGCTCGTGTTGTTCGGCGCGGTATCCCACGGCCAAGAGACGGTCGCGACCCCCGTCCCGCTGTTGTAACTCGCGATCGTGCGAGTTTGTCCGGCACCCGTGCCGCTCGAAATCGTGATCGACGCCGCCGAGCCGATGGTGAGGCCCGTAGTGATTGTGATGGTGCTGGAAGCGCCGGCACTCGCCGTGCCGCTGTACCCGGTCTGCCCCACCAACCAGAATCCGGAGGCATCGATCGCTATGGTGTTCGCACCGCCGGTGTAGCTGATGATCGCGGCCCCCGGCGGCAGGGTCTCGACCAGCGGCGACTGCTGGATGGGCCCGCAATCCTCGCCGACCAGGTGGACGTTGGCGTTGAGGTACAGCGTCGAACTGATCGTGTAGAGCCCGCGAGGGACATACACCTCGCCGCCGTGCGCGAGACACTGCGCAATTGTTGTGGGGCTCACAATATAGCTCACGGAGTTCAAGGCCGACTGGAACGCGGCGGTACTGTCGGCGACCCCGGTCGGGTCCGCCCCATACCGCAGGACGTTACCCGGTGGATACAGGTAGTTGGTCGGCGTGATCCCGGCGGTGGTCTCTTGCGTCGTGATCGGATACGTCAAGACGGGAATTCCCCCGACGTACAGAGCGGTTCCGAAATACCCATTCGCCCACGTATATGCAGGTGATCCGATGTTATACGTGTTCGTGACCGAAGGGATCAGCGACTGAGCCGTGCTCACCGGCCCCGTCACGTTATCCTCAGACCACAACTGATTCCCAAGGCTGTCGAAGCAGATGAACTTGTAGGCTTGCCCGGCCGTGAGGAACACGAATGCCTGACCCAAAGCGTTCAAGGTAATGGGGTTCTGGTTCAGGATCGTCAGGGCCGAATCCTGATAAGTCGCCTGCGGGGTTGAGGTTCCCGCCGCATACGTCGCGAGCGTACCAAAAGAGTTAGGTGCGCCGAGTGAACTGATGGACGAGAAGGGACCGAAAAAGACGGTGGGGACGGTCATTGGTTTATCGTTATGGTCAAGAGTAGGAGAAGCATACGATTCCGGTGCCTCCCGCATAACCGTTATAAGGCGAGGCCGCGCCCATGCCGCCGATGTTGCCGGTGTCGTTGAGTCCGGCGATGCCGAAGCCGCCTGCGCCGCCTCCGGAGGCCGTGCCGGCATTGCCGACGTTGCCCGAGGTGTTAGTCACCGTCCCGCCGCTCGCGGCTCCGGCCGCGCCTCCGGACCCATAAGTCGACGTGTTGGCCTGTCCCCCTCCCCCACCTCCGGTGCAAGAAATGGAGGTAATCGTAAACGTCCCTGAGGCCGTAGAACTCGTCCCGCCGGCCGTGCCGTTACCGGGGTACGTTCCCCCTGCCCCCGCCGCCCCCACGGTGTAAGCGATCGTCTGCCCTCCCGCTCCGGTGACGGTATAGGTGGATTTGGCATAGCCCCCCGAGCCTCCCCCTCCGCCCCCGAGTGTTCCGGTGGGCATGAAGTTGAAGTACCCACTCCCGCCGCCTCCAGAGGCTCCCCAGACCTCAATCGTCAGGGTGGTGTAGCCGGTGGGGATGGTCTCGGTCCCGCTTCCTGCGGTCGTGTAAAGGTGCTGGAAGGGGCCGGTAGAGCTTCCGGTATTGAGCAGCGAGAGCGAGAGGTAAGAGCCCGCCTCAAGGGTGGTGTTGCTGGCGGTTGAGGTGTTCTGTGCCCACGCGATCCCAAAGGTTCCGGCGGTGCCGACGAGGATGGAGCCTTTGTAGAGCACCTGGTTACTGTCAGGGCTCGTGGAAATCGTGCTGTAGGTGACCGTCGTGCCGTAGAAGGTGTCGTTCTTGGGGCCGTAGGCGGTGGCGTTGATGAAGCCCGTGGCGAGCGCCGGGACGACCGCGCGGGTATCGACGGCGGTTCCGGTATTCGTGAACTTGAACCCCGCTGCCCCTGAAACCGAGTTGAACAGCAGATAGAGCTCGTAGCTGTACCGCCCCACGGCAAGCGTGCCGGTGAACAGGTCCGGGTCGTTGGTGAGCGTGGTGCTGGAGACCACGGAGGTATCGGCGGGCTTGATCTTAAGCTGCGTGTTGCCTTGGGCCCGCTGGTAAGTGAGTACGCGCCAGACTCCGTTGCCGAAATACTGTGCCAGCAGCCAGTCGCCGCTCGAAGTTTGGATGTTCGTGGCACCCGGCAACAGCAGGCTCGTGGAGTTCGTCAGCGTCAGGGAATTGGTGAACCGCACCGTATAGATCGGGGCGGAAAGCGAGGCGCTTGAGCCAAAGCCCGTGACCGTGGTCGTGCCGCCGATGGCGACGACGTGGGCGGTGGCGCTGCCTAGGTCGGTGGTGGCGGCAGCGGTGAGGCCGGTTTCGGCTCCGAAGGTGCCGATGGTCGCGCCGGAGAATGAGTTCAGCGACTGGAGGTAGAAGGTTCCATTGTAGAATATGACCTGCTGGATCAGTCCCGCTTGGATCTGGTTCGCCCCCAACACCCCGCCCGTGGGGTTCAGGATCGGAATGGCCCCCAAGCCGTTGACGTTGAGGGTGGCGGCTCCGGTATTTGAATTCGCAGGCACCCAGTAAATGACTGTGCCGTTCGCGTAGGCCGAGAAACTGGCGGTGAAAGTCAGCACGTAGGCGCTGGCGCTCCCGGAGTCGGTGCCGCCCCAAAGCGTCAGGAGTTGCGCGACCGTGACCTGATCCGTCGTCTTAATCAGGTTCCCGTACTGATCCGATTCGACAAACTTGTAAGCCACGTTCGGCGTCAGCCATACCGAAGCTTCACCCCGAGCGTTTAACGTAATCGGGTTGGTGTTGGTCGTTGTGCCGGTCGAGTCCAGGTACGTCGCGCCCGGCGTCACGGTCCCGGCCTGATACGTGGCTACGGTGCCATTGGCGTTAGGAACGCCTGTCGAGAGCCATGACTTGAGCGTCAGGACTGGAGCGAGGACGGCGGGGGTCGTCATGGATGGACGTCCAGTAACGCCCCAAACTTATCGGGGTATACAGTGACGGCAGTTAAGGAGGACTGTATGGCATTCATCTGGTGGCTGACCGTGTTCGCGACGCTTTTCCTTGGAACGATCACCGAGTCACCTGCATTCGGTTTGCTCTGCGGCGTGTTTTTGTTTGGCGTCTTAATAGGCTTGCGTTGGTTTGTCGGTTCACTTCGCCAAGTCCGATAGTTTTCCGAGCCCGGCCCCGGGTTGGAGAGTGCGGGCAGCAGCGCGGCTTGCGGCAATGTTTTTGATAATCGGGACGCCCAGCCCCAAGGTTTTTCCATTCAAGGCCGCTTCTCCCAAGCCTTGCGCAGCGTTCATGATCACTCCTGACTTGGAATAATTGACGCTATGGCCCGCCGGGGCGACCTTTGCGTTGTGCACTACGCGCCCTAAGCCTTCAATATCTTCGCGGGTGGCGGGAGAAACTAGGGAATCAAGCTTCGGCCCGTATTTCGCCAGCGCGCCGTTTAGGCCATACGGAGAAATAATCCCATTGGGGCCGACTGCGGAATTGCGAATCGTTCCGAGCGTGTGCGAAGCAATTGCTTCCTTGGCTTCAGGACTGAGTTTTCCCATCAGGTTATCGACATTGGCTTTGGGAGCACCTTTTCCCAAAACGTATTTATCGATGAACGTGTCGGCCAAAGGGGAGGGTTCGCCGGGTTTAATCGGGCGAGCGCCGGTGCTTTCGTCCACGGCAGCGGCGTAAGCGGGATCGGCATCAATCGCATCGAAACGCGCTCGAGCTTTCCCTATCGCCACATCAAAGAGCGCTTTTGCTTGAGCCGTTTCTCCGCTCATCGGAGCTGTAGATTTAAGCGCATCCTGGACTCTGCTGATCGCGGCCACCGCATTTCCGTCTCCCGCTCGCTGCGCTTTTCTGATTTCGGCGGAAATCTGCGTCTGATAAGCTTGGAAATCGTCCAAGTTCATCTTTCCGCCCGCTTCGGACACATCGTCCAGAATGCCTTTTACGGTACTCGGCAAAAACCTGAACTTGCTTTGAGGCTTCAAAGCCGCGTTTGCGGAATCTACGAACGATTGCCCATCCATTTGTAAATCGCCGGTCGCGGATGCTTTTTTGGCAGCTTCGTAAGCATTCGTGATGTCTTGACGAATGGGGATATCGGCACGCTTCAAGTCATCGACCACAAGCTGGCCGTTTTCAATGGGATTGTTCTGAACCGTACCTGGTCCCGCTTCCCGGCGGATGCGGTCCAAGTCATCGACCATTTGAGTATTCTGATCGTTGATGCGTTTGACGATCTGCGGGTTAGTGGTGTTCTGTTCCGCTGAAAACTTTTCGGGATCGCGGGTCGCTTGACCCTCCATCAACTGGACTCCGTGCTTTTCAGCTTCTATATGGTTCGTGATGGCATCGTTTAATTCTTGGGTAACATTTCCCCCCGAGTTCTGAACGGCTTTTGTCACGGCTTGGCGTAGGGGCGGGCTGACTCCAGTCAGATCCGGAGCGGCAGAAGCTGCCCCCAACGATTGACGAGAACCAACCGCCGCCGTGCTTTCTATCCCAAAGGCACGAGCCGCTGGCACAACCGCGCCCACCGCCTCAAGCGCCTGCGGTATCCGCTCTTTGACCGTCTGCGCCGCCGGCCCGGTGCCGAATGCGGCGTCATACCCTCGACTGACTGCCCCCGTGGCCGCGCCGATACCCCGTGTCACGGCCTGCGTGACGTGATCGTCGGGAGTGACAGGTAACGCGAAGGGCGCTGCAAAGGCGTCCGCATAGCTTCCCTTTCCCGGTCCTGTGAGCGTTACGACATCCGCGAGATTTCCGACAGCGTGCGCAGCGCCCCCCAGTACAGCGGAAGCAGCGTGCGCGACAGGCATCACCATTTGATTCCCGACCTGCATCCATTTCGGCATGTCGGATGCCTTGGGGGCGCTCGGCGCATAGGCCGCATCCAAGATGGATTGGTCATCGGATCCGCCGGGGGCGGAACTCGCCGCCGCGCTCAACCCATAAGCGGCATCGAGAATCGAGTCGTCCGGGCTACTGGCCACCGGGCACCGCGTGGTAAGAGCCCCTTACCGTTTCTATGAACGACTTGGCCGCGTTCCTGTCGTTTGGGAACTGGCGCTTGAGGAATGCCGCCTTGGCGGCCGGGTCGCTAATAGCGTTGTACTCGACCACCAGCGGATTGTGCGCGCCGGTCAGCGTTGCATCTGCGGTCGCAAAACCGCCGACGTTTCCGTGCTTGGCAAGGTAGCTCGTCAAGTTGGCATTGCGCTCGACCGCCTGGCGCATGCTGCCGCGGGCAACATCCATTGCCGCATGGACCGCATCGGTCGGATAATCCGCATGGGGGTTGGCCGCCGCCTGCTGCTGTAGAGCCTCCACGCTCTTAGCGCCCGCGCTGGCCGCGCCGTTGTTCTGGATGGCTGAAAGGATCTTGCCGAGCTCCACCCGGGCAACGGCTTCAGGCGAATTGCTGCCGACCGCGATCTTCTTTTCGGCCAGCCACTGTGCTGCCTTACCGGAGCTGATCATGTCTACGAGGCGGTCCGCCTGCTGCGTGAGCGGGATACCTGCGGACGCCGCCTGAACGCCGTTGCTGACGTCTGCCTGCCTCTGCACATCGACATTGGCAGAGCCCGCGCCCGCCGTAGTGGCACCCGCAATGGCCCCCGGAGCCGTTCCGGGTATCGCTCCGCTTGCCGGGGTGAACTGGCCCGTAAACCGCTGCGTCGTCCCGGGAACGATGCCTTGCGTGCCGGTGATGGTAGAGGGCGTCGCGAGCGGCTGGCCGGTGACCTGCGACTGAATCTGCTGCACCGTGGCGCGCAGCGCATCCGGCCCCGCATCGGGCTGGAGATGCGTGGCGACACTCGTCAGCATGCGACTGAATTCGGGCGACGGGTTCAGTTGCCGCGCGGACTCAATCGCGTCGATGATGTCGGAATTATTTAGGTCGGGCTTTTGGGCGAGCGAGGTCAGGAGGCCCCCGAGTTGAGTCTGCTGCTTCTCGTTCAGCGCCTGTAAGCCTTGCCTATTGGCCAGGATTTCATTGGCCGCTGACAGCGCCTGTGTGCGAATGCCCTGCCCGTAAACGGGGGCCACTTGGGCCACGTCCGAGGAAAACTTGCCGTCGTCAAAGCTGCCATCGGGCTTCAGATACCGTCCGCTGGTCGTTGCGGTTTTGACGAGGTTTCCGACCGCCTGTAGCTCGGCGTTCTTCTGCTGCGCCTGCGCGCTGTCCGCCTGTACCGCCTGCTGCTGATACGCTCCCGTTTGCAACGCCTGGCGCTGCTGCTGAATACCTAAGATGCTCGAGAGCGTCCCGAGATCCGGACCTTTGACCATCGCGCCTACGGGTTGAATGGCATCGGGCATGCTTAAAATCCACCGCTCGCCACGGTTCCGGTATAGGGCTTACCGTCCGAAGTGTAGTACGTGACCGGGCTTTGATCGTTATTCGGATTGCCGGCTCCGCCTTGGTAGAGCGAGCCGAGCAGCGCCGCGTTGTCGATACTGTTCGCGACGCCGACTACCCCGCCCGCTTCGGCGGTCCCGACATTTTGCGTGCTCTGCGCGATGCCGCTCGAGAACGCGGTACTTCCCGTCGCACCGCTCGTCGAAGCAGACTCGCCGAGATTGGCGATTCCAGAAAGTCGGTTATAGACGTTCTGGTTCTGGGTCTGGTACTGGTTAAAAGCGTTGTTAAACGCAGTGCCAGCATAGTTCTGGTTGTAGGAGGTCAAATCCTTGAGCGCGGCCCCGGAGAGCGCCCCTTGGCTGCTGCTGTCGCTATTGAGGACGCCCTGCTGCCCCTGCTGAAGCTGGAACTGATAGGCGGGGGAGTAATGTTGGAACGTATCCTCCGTAAAGGGCGCATTCAGCGAGCCATAACCTCCGGCCGAGCTCGTCGTGGCCGTTGGGGAACCGTTGCCTTCCAGGTAGTTGAGTTGGTTCAGCGCCCCGACGCCCCCCTGCTGGTACGGAGCAAGATAGGACTCTTGCTGCTGGTACATCTGCTGCTGTTCGGCAATGGCTGCCCTCGAAGCATTGGCCTGATCGCCAGCGGCGGTCGCAGACCCGACCGCGCCGATGACACCCGCGCCTATAACGGCTGCCGCTACCATGCTAACCCCCCAGCCAAGCGGAATAATATCGCTCTACTTCCTGATAACCGAGACGATCAAATAGCCACGAAGCATCTTTATGGAGCTTCGAGCCGACAAACATGCGTTGCACGCCGCGCTGCTTGGCTTCGTTCTCCACAAACTTGAATAACTGATAGCCAGCCCCGCTTCCGCGATGCGCCGGGTCAATCCAGAAAATATCCATCGTCAGGGTCAGGCAGGTTCTGTAGTGGAGCCCGGGGGCTAAGAACCCGACGAAATACCCGACGATCTCCCCACTTTTTCGCGCCGTCACAAAAAGAACTTCGCCACGATTTTCGCGGGCGAGATAAACGTCATACTGCGGGTCTAGCGGCACCCGATCCTGGTCGAGCGCGAGTTCCCGGTAATGCTTGGGGAACATGGGCTTCAGGTATTCCATGCAGTCGCTCAGCCGTTCCGCGCAGAAAGTAATCATGGCTTTGTCGGCAGCGACGCTTGCGCGTCAATGTGGAAGGTTCGGATGTCCACAATCATGTGGATTCTGTCGGTGTCTGAATTGTTAAAAACCTCGTGCTCGATGGCATTCTGAAACCACCACACTTGCCCGGTTTTCATGTTCAGGATTTCATCACCGCATCGGAAATTGCAGCCCGGACCCGACTGCAATACGACGTGATGCCGCTCCCAATACTCCGCATGCACAGGCGTATCCGCATGGGCAAATATCTTTCCGCCAGGCCTAAGTTTGTTGATCATCACGCGGCCTATGCGCTCGCCCTCAACGCGCATGTTTAGCCACAACACGATGGGGCGAGCCGCGGGAAGATGGACCGCGCCATCCATCCAGATGCATTCGTGCTGATCTTTCGTTCCCTGCTCAAGCTCCGACACGGAGGATGGCGGGAAGCGCAGGAAGATTGTCTCGGTGTCTCCGAACGGACCTTGCGGGTAGTCTCTGAGGTAAGTGTCAGACTTCCACAACTCAGGCTGGCTGTGAATTTGGTGCAGTAGCGCCGTCACATCAGCGGTTCCCAGCAGGCTAAAATTCCTCACGCCGGCACCCAAGTAGCGCTCGGGAGCGAGGCATAGGTGATCGTCAGCGTGTCGCCCTGGTTCAAGGGAAAGATCCCCGAGGTCTGATTCGTCAGCGTCGTGACCGAGCGCGTGAACTGCACCGCACTCACGCTGCCCCCGGAAAGGATCACGAAGCCCTTGACCGGAGCCTGATAGGCGTAAGGGGAGGCCCCTAGGGTGAGCGTCTTTTCATTCGCGGGTGGGGTGCCTTGATAGAGCGCGGTGAAGAACCGATACCACGGGGTATTCGTCTGTCCGCTTTTGGTCAGGGCGGTATCGTAGGTCGGAAGGGACGCGAGGCTCATGCGTCCACCTCGGCATAGAGCGTGGCTCCGATGATGTCTCGCGGAACGGGATCAGAGAAATTCACCTCGTACACCCGATCCCTTGCGTTGCCCAAGCGGTTCCACTTCGCACGATTCATATAGGCTCCGGCTGCGCCGATCGTCTGCCAGTGCTCGTTGCTCCAGCTAAAGCCGCCGTTGTTCGACCAGCGCAGCATGGCTTGGGGACTGGATCCCTGTCCCGTCTGGAGCCCCACTCCGGGCGTGAACTCAATCTGTAGAGAGGTCTGCGCCACCCGTTCTCGAGAGGGTTTCTTCCATACGTGCTTGGATCGGCGCTGCGCTCTTAAGGGGTTTCCCGCGTCGGTATAGAACTGCCGCGACATCTGGTGAATCTGGCCGGTCTGGTAGTCCCCGACCAGCCGCAGGTTCTGCATCTCGAAATAGCAGTTGGAGCGATGCCGGTGGTAGACCCCGGCTACGGGATCGAACGAAAGGCGCTGATGCCAACAGGGTTTAGACAGAAGCGCTGAGGCGGTGGCGTCATACACCCATGTCTGGTCAGCGGTGGGGAGGATAAGGACGTAGAACACATGGCCGCCCTCCTCATAGCTGTAACCGATCGCGTCTGACACGAGGGGATAGGTGCTGAGAGCGTAGTCCACCGCATGATTGCTGATCCGCTGCCAACTGTACTGCACCGTCTGAACCACCATGTTCTCGCCCTGCTCGTTCTTCGCGAGCCACACGAGCGACGGACCCATGCGAGTGATCGAGTATTTCGCCGCACAGCCGATCTGTGGGCCAACGCCTGGAACTCGCGAGAATGGGAAATTCGCGTTCTGCCCTGAGTTGTTGTACCAGACCTCGGTCGTGCGTTCTCCGACCATCCACGCCTCCCGGTTGTTCTCATACATCGTGATGAGGTTGTCGGTGGAGGAGTCTTTGAGGGAGAAAAAAGAGGGCGGAAACGTCTGCGTGTAAGGGGTCGGGCCACTGCAGATGAACGTTCGCGTTCCGGTCTGGTTCGCGAGAATCCAGCCCTCTATGAAAATCAGATGGTCTACTGGAACTAATCCGGGATCGCTCAACTGCCCGAACTGAGCCACCGTCAGCGTGATGGTCTCCGCCGAGGTGGTTCCGGTCGCGGCCGCCGACATGGTGATGGAGGGGGTGTTGTAATTGATGCTTGAGATGACGGTTCCGGAAGGGATGTATCCCGAGGCATCCGACAGCACCGCGTTTGGCGAGATGATGAGGCCGGCAGGAAGCGTAGAGGGAAGGGTCAGCGTCGTGGTGGTGTTCAGGGTGGCAGCGGTGAAGGTCACGCTTCCCCCACCGTTGATGGCGTAGTAGTACCAATAGAGGCCGTCAACGATAAAGACATAGCCGCCCTTGGCGTTACTCACGACTCCGTTGTCCCGCATGCACACGGGGCCCGAGTTGGTGAGGAGCGTGCCCACTTGGACACACGAGAACTGCGCAATGGTGGTCTGGGTCGCGGGAGCCGTGGCCGTCACGAGGTAACACCCGAAGCCGGAGACCACGAGGGCCGTCTGACCGCCGGGGAGCACCCAGCCGCCCCGCACCTGGGCGCTGGTGGTGGAGATGATGGGATTCAGGCCGGGAGCGCCTAGGAGGGCGATGGGCTCTTTTGCGCCGTCTACTTCCGCGACTTCAAGATAATAGTTGATCGCGTTTTCAGCGTCCTGCAACAGCATGGGCGCTTGGTAGCTCGGCCCGACGATACCCGGGTCTACCGCGACGGCAGGCATCAGCGGAAGCCTCCGTGATAGATCCAGCCCGCGTCTTTCCCGTTTCCAGCGACTAGCGCAGCGTCATACCTCATCTTTTTGACGGGCGTGGAATTGAGGTTCTTGATGAACTCCCGCGCCTCAGCCGCCTGTCGCATGAGCTCAAGCGTCGGCTGTTTTCCGTACTCCGGCGCGAGCTCGAGCGCGAGCAGCTTTTTCAGGGCTCTTGAGTAGCCCTGAGGGAGCGAGAGGGTCTGCGTCAGGGTCGTGAATTCCGTCAGCAGCAGGTCGGTCCAGAGAAAGACCTGCGCCGAGGTCTGGGGGTTGGGGTAGACCCAGATGGTGCCGTAGGGGTAGGTCGGCTGGTACGCCAGGAGGTCCGGCCACGGCCCGGCCTGCGCCTTGAAGCCGATTTCGTTGTAATCATCGATTCCGCACACATCGAACCAATAGTCGATTCCGCCCCCGGAGGGGATGATCCGAGTAAAGCCCGGCCGGATACGAAGGGGACGGGGAATGGCGAAGTTACCCGGCGCGGTGTAGCTGATGGAGTCGGCGGCCGTCAGGGTCTGGGTGGCATTGGCCGACATCGTGATGGTGTTGGTGTTGACCTGGTTCCCGGCGGCCGTGGGGGTTCCGGTCAGCGCCGTATTCCAGGTGACGGCCGTAGAGTTCCGCGTCAGGGTCCCGGAGCGGGTCTCGCCGTCGCTGAACGTGATGAGGTACAGCCCGGTGGGCTGCGTCCAGTTCGTCGTGAGCGTGGCGCTGGAACCGGTGGGCGCTCCGGTAAACGTGATGCTGTAGACGCCCCCAGAGCTCGAGGAGGCGATGGTGGTACCGGTGGGTATGGCGGCTTGGGTATCGGTGAGCGTGCCGCCTACCGTGGCTCCGGAGGCGTTGATGCCGTAGGTCAGGGTCAGGGAGGCGAGAGCCGTCACTCCCGTAATGATCGGGCTCCCTGAGACCGTAAAGCCCGTAAACGTGCCTTGGGTGGGGTTGCCGATGGTGTACTGGTACTGGCCGGGGGTCCACGCGACGATGTTCTCGTTCGGCGTGTAGATGAACAGCTTATCCGTCGAGAGCGAATCGAGGAGGTCGTTCAGGACTTGGAGCGCATCGGCTCCGTCGTTCGCGCCCAACGGCTCCCCGGCTGCGAGGACGTTGATATTGCGCAGCGCGCCGATGATGAGATCCGAAGCCGTCGAGGTAACCGCAGCCATTTTGTCCCCGTGGGAGGTGAAAACGACCGCGATTCCCGAGGGAATGCTGACTTGAGCTTAATGCTAAGTCCCGCCCTTGTATACGCCTGTCGGCAGGATCGGGATGGCGGCCGTGTTGGAAATCCGATGGTTTCGGGGAATGGAGGTGCCCCCGCCGTTCACGAGGTCCGCGCCGTCGCAGGTGAAATTGATACTGTCAAAGGTGACGAGCGAGCTGTCCGCGGTCCAGGCGGAGACCGTGGGCGGGATGAATACCGCCGCGCCACTGTTGGTGACGGTGATCGTACCCAGAGAGATCGCGATATTCTGACCCGTGAGGGTCTTGGTGACGGGACCGGACTCCGAGGGAGTCACCGTGCCCTCGGAACTGTTGAGCGCGAGTCCCGTCAGGGAGAACCCGAGCGTGGGGGTTACGGTGCCTTCGGTGCTGACCACGGAGAGGCCGCTCACGGAATAGCTGACGGTCGAGGTAATCGTCCCTATGCTTGAGGTGATCGCCTGACCCGTCAGCGTGTCGGTGACGTTCCCGCCCGTAGTGGCCGAGATATTGCCTTCGGTCGAAGTAATCGATTGGCCGGTAACGCCGTAGCTCACGCCGTAGGTCAGGGCACCTTCGGTGCTCGTGATCGACTGGCCCGCCAGGCCGTAGCTCACCGTGTCAGTGAGGGCGCCTTCGGTGCTCGTGATCGACCGGCCCGTGACGGGGTAAGTGATCGTCGGCGTAATGGTGCCGAGCGTTGAAGCGATGGCTTGGCCCGTAACGCCGTAGGAAAGCGCGCGGGTGATCGTGCCTTCGGTCGAGGTGATTGCTTGACCGGTAAGCGTTTCGGTGACGCCACCGCCACTCGCGGGCTTGATCGTGATCGTGAGCGCGCCGAGGTAGTCGGCGGTCGAGGCGTTGAACGTGTCACCCGCCGCCGTCCCGGCCGTGGAAACGACCGCCCAGCTTAGGGCCGAGGAGCCGTTACCCGCGTAGCCGGGGGTACCGGCCACCGCAATTGAAAACCCGGAGCCGCTGTCCGTGAGGGCCGTGCTTTGGCCATAGGGACAAGCGGCACTGATGACCAACTCGCCGGAAACCGTCGTCGTGGGCGTAGGAGCGACTAGCGAAGAGACCTGGCTATTGCCCGAGCTGGTCCCTGCCGGTGCCGCATCAAGCGACCCTGCGCCGACGCCGGTAAACTCGCAAAAAAGGGCGGAGGCACTAGTGCCGGACAGCGAGATCGTGTGATTCGTGCCGCTCGGCCCACTACCCGACCCGTTAATCAGGTAGTAGAGGTATAGGGTGATGTTCCCAAAGGTCCACGTTACCGACTGCGCGAGCTGATAACTGGAAGCACTGTTGTAATTGTCGCTGAGAACGACGGTCGTGCCATTGATAGCCGCCGTCGTCACGACGATGAACGTCGATCCCGTCAGCGCGGTTTTTCCGCTGACGGTCAGGCCGCCGAACCCGGCTAACGGCCCATTGAGCCCGACGCCGATAGCCACGGCGAGCTACCTACTCAATCCAACGCGGCTTGTAGCGCCTGCAAAAGCGGGACCAGCCCGGCGAGTTGGGTCGGGGTGAAGGTCACGTACGATACTAGCCCAGTGGCGGCATTGAGCTGCGCGTACTCGAGATACCCGTCAGTTGAGGGGAAATTGGCGTCGATCCAATTCACCACCGCCGTGATCGCGCTGATCATCACGGAAAACTGAGTCGCGATGTTCACGTCGTTGTTCAACTGCGCTTGAGCGTAGGCGGCCATCCCGGAAATGGCGGCGGCGGAGTTCAGCGTCGCGATCCAGTTGGTGTAGGTCTGCGGCATCTGCAACAGCACCTGCGACGAAATGCCGTTCGTCTGCGCGCCGGGAAGCAGCACGTTCACGACCTGAAGCTTGATCTGCGTCGCGATGTTGCGCGCGATGGTGAGCCCCTCATTCAGCGTGAGGGGCGTACTGCCGGTCGTGGTGGGGAAGCCGGACGCCACCTCAGTTCAACTGAATCAGCGCCGTTCCGGCCGCGTTCGTTGGCATGTTCAGGGTCAAGGTACCCGCCGTCACCGTGGTCGAGCCGAAGTTGTAACTCAAAATAGCCCGGTTGCTCTGCGTCGAGTTATAGAGCAGCACCGTATCGAAGGCCGTGGAAAGCGTGACCGTCGTATAGACGATGGCCGCCGAGGGCGTCCAGTAGCCGGTAGTGCCGGACGTCGTGGGCGCGTTGGCGTTCGTGACGGTGACGCCGCCGGCGGTGTAGTTGGTGCCGCTGACTTCGCTCGTGCTTGAGTACGCGGTCGTCCCTGCACCGATACTGCCTGTCGTGAGGTACAACGCTGCCTTGAGCGTATCGGCCGTCGTGGCTCCGCGCGTGACGGTCGTGCCCAACGCGTGGTAAGCCGTCAGAATCTCAGCCTTGAAACTCGTTGCGATTGCCGTGGAATTAGCCACCGATTTCTCCTTGCGTGATGTTCACGCCAGGCGGCGCGAGAATGCTCACGGCCACGTCCCGGCGCACGAGTTCATCGCCTAAATAAAATTCTGTGGCGACTTTGCGGTGGTTGCCCTCAAGTTCCACCACATCCCGAACAGTGAGCGCGTCCATCTCCACGAGCCCCTGGGTGGTAAACACCTTCATAGGGCCGCGAAGTTCGCGTTGACCTTAAGCATCGCCGCTTTCCCCGGATCGCCGGCCCCGATGGCGCCGTTATAGGCGGCGGCGGCGACGTTGATGACGAGCGGAGTGAAGGCGTAATACTGGGCGAGCGTCGCGAAGTTCGCGTTGATCTTGGTAAACCCCACGTAGGCCGAATCCCCCAAGCCACTGTTGGTGTACTTGGAAGTATTGATGACCTGCGGCGTGACGCCAATCGCCGCGAACAGCGGAGCAAACGCCGCGTTGATCAACTGTCCTGCGGTCTGAAGCGGCGTGCCGGTCGCATCCATGTCTCGCGCGCCCGTGGCAATGAGGTTAGCCATAGATGATGGAGATCACGTCTCCACCGGCCGTGAGCACGGTGGTATCGGTGTCGGCAGCGTTGGCGGTGACCCAGTACCACATGCGCCCACCCATGTTGATCGCATCGGCCGCGCGGCTGCTGAGTCCGGTCGTCGGGACCGGGATCGTCAGATGAGGCTTGTTCGTTCCCGGCACCGGAAGCGTGGTCGTGGGCTGCACGCCACCAATGGAGGGGGCGGCCGTGCCGGTCCCTTCCCAATAGAGCTTGAGGTAATACGTCGCCGCCTCAGCACTCGTCGCGATGACGCCGTACCAGTTAGAGGCTGCACCTCCGGCCACGAGGTTGGCCGTGACGGCTCCGGTCGTGGTCGTGAAGTGGTAGCTGAGCGCCATTCAGGCGAGTCGGGTGAACGTCACCGCAGCGGGGCCGGTCACCTGGCCCATGAAGATCGCGGAGGTGCTGAACGTGACCACGGTGGCGGAAGCCGTCCCAGCCGTCGCGAGCGTCACTCCCGTTCCAGCCGTGAGTGTGAGCGTGCCGGCGGTCAGGTTCTGGTTGTTGATCGTGAGGGTCCACGTGAGGTTATAGAGGTTCGTGACGCCGGACGGAGGCTCGAGCCCCGCTGACCCAAAAGGGTTTGTGGCGAGCGAGGCCGCGACGCCCGTCTGCAGGTTGTTGATGATGTTCGCGGCCGTGTCCGTGGTCGCGGTCTGGGCCGAGGTCTGGGTGCTGAGGACGATGTACGTATCCTCTGCCCCCGACATCTGAGCACCCGTAAGCACCGTGGCCGACAGCGCACCCGTGATTTTGGTGAACTGCGTCCCGGGCAGGATGCTCATCGCGTTGTAGAAGTCGTCGCGAAAGGCTCCGAGGAACTGAGTCATGGGGAATCCTTAGGCGATCACGTAAAATCGCAACCGTAGACGAACACGTCCACATAGGAATTCGTCACGCCTGAGGCGGTGCCGATGTTCACGTAGATGCCATTACTTGGTGCGCCTCCGATGCCGTTGGTCTGGCCTACACCCCAGGTGGAGCTTTGGTAGTACCCGAGAGCCGTCGCCGTGACGACCTGCAGATACGTCGCTGCGGTCGTCGCCGAAAGGGTGCTAAGCGTCGTCGAGGCACACAGCGCGAGGCCGGTGCCGGCCGGCCCGGACCAGAGGCGTGCCACGGTGCTCGCGATGCTCGCGAAGGCAAAGACGCCGTTGGTGATCGTGCCGGGATTTGCGAACACGATGGCGGAAGCCGCCGGCAGGAAGTCGAAGGCAAAGGTGTTGATCAGCGGCAGGAACGCCGCATCTCCTACCGCGTTGACCGGAATCTGGCGACCGAAGGCCAAGCAGCGATACGCCTGCGACCCCTGGTACAGATTGCCGAAGTTCGGCGTGACAGCGGGAGCCATAACCGCCGTCGCGGAGGGCGTGGCGGTCGAGGCAGGGCCGGGATTGACTGAAGGCATGTAGTTACTCCTTACCCTGCGACCCGAAGGCCGAGCGTTCTGTAGAGGGAAGCCGGGCCGTAGAGCACATCGCAGCGGGTCGGTTCACTGTCGTTGTTGATCGTATATTGACTCACCACCCGGATGCTCATCCCCACGTCCTCATCGTCGTAGGCGCGGGCGGCGAACTCCACGCCCCTCGGCAGCGGCAGATCCGCGAACGCGAGCGCATAGGCGTACTTGTGGAACACGAGCGACTGCGGCGAGACCGTGGAGGCGTAGGCCGTGCCCCCGTTGACCGTGATCGCGGCACTCGCAGCCGGCGCCGCCGTGACGTTCTGGAACTGGCCGCCGGAGATGATGCAATCGCCGATCGTCAGGTACAGCGTGCCGGTGCCGGAGCTCGTATAGAGCCCCGTGGTCGGGTTAAAGGTTCCTGCGGTGAGCGTCGCGGCTCCGAAGGTGAGACCAGGATTCGCGGCTCCGTTCGGGGGAGCCACGAACCCACCCGGCGGCAGCACCACGAACTGGCGCAGCGTCTTGCCGTACTGCTGGCGGCTCTGGGGGTTGACCGGGTATACGCCCGCGATCTGGATGATGTCGCCGACCGAGACCACAGCGGTCGAGGCGGTCCAGCCGGAGGTCGAGAGCGTTCCGCTCTGCGCCCAGCCTGAGGTCAGGAGCGCGCTACCCGCGAGGGTGGCGGCCACGATGGGCGTACCGCCCTGCGCACCCGTGGTGAACACGGGAATGTTCTGATCCTCCCACCAGTCGAGGCCCGCAAACTCTCGGGCGATCATGCCGGTGTCGAGGAAGTCGCTGATTTTGGCCTGAGGATTAAAGAGGCCCTGCACGGTCGCGACCATCGAACTCATCGAGGTCGGGTCGAGCACTGCGTTCTTCTCGCCCTCACGCGGGCACGCCTCATTCGCGAGGTACGCGCGGGCGTCGGTGAAGATCTTCAGGGAGTTGGGCGAGACGCCAAAAGTTCCGAGCTGCGCGGCGGTGTTCAGGTAGGCGTACTGCGCGGTGTCACTATCGATCCGGTTCGCGACGGCGGCCACCTGGGGCTTCAGCACCCGCTTCTTGAACATGTCCATGCTCAAGGCGAGATCCTGCGTCGTGAACTGGATATCGACGTGGAACTGGTAGTTCAGGGCCACGGGGATATAGGACTCGTTCGTGTCCTCGACGTTGAGCGGAGGACCGTAGGTGCCCTTGTACCTGGGCGGGCGGCGCACGTTGCACGTGTTGCCGATCTTCGCGCCAGTCTGGGCGAATTCGGCGCTGTACTGCCGCTCTACGCGGTTCGCGATGACGAGTTCATTCTCGAGGACGACGAGCGCCTCGTTCGTGATGTAACTCATCGTCAACAGGTTGTTGGCCAAAGCAGCGGACTCCTAAGTTGAAACACACTTAGGTGCGGCCTTGGCCTGAGGGCGAACCTCCTAGCGGCGCGATTTCTCTATCGCTTGCTGCCGCCGATACGCGCGCAACTCCTGAAAGTTCATCTTGGCCGGGTCCGTGTTAATGGTTCCCGTGCCAGAGGTGGAGATGGGCGTAATAGGTGCGGGCGCACCGGGACGTTCGACCGCTGGGGGAGCTGCTTCCGCTTTCGCGGGAGGGTTCGCAGGCTTCTCGAAGCTGGTCTCGAGCTTACCGAGTTCCGCAATGGCCCGGATGACCGGCATTGCTTTGATCTTTTCCGCGATGTCCCGGTTTTTGGCCAAGAAGTACGCTAGGTCCGTACCATACTCCGACTCCGAGAGATATTGCAAGGCTTGGTTCTGCAGCACCAAGTCTGAGCCGCCCACGACCTTCTGCCAGTCGGGGTATTTCTCGGTCGCTTTCGCAATGCGCTTGGTGAATTCGGCCTTCTGCGCTTCTTCGGCCTTCGCTCGCGCGGCCTTTTCCTGCTCCGCTCGATCATCCGCAATGGCTTTCTTCGCGGTGTATTCCGCTAAGTCGTTGGCGTAGTCAAAGGCTCGGAAATTGCGCTTGTCGTCGTAGTACTTCTCCGGATCGGGCTTCGTGAGGGCCGCAGGCGGCGGTTCGGCCTTCGCTTTCAGCTCATCCCGGGCCTTCTCGGCCGCCTCGGCACGCTTCCTCCACTCCTCGCGTTCGTTGAAGAGCTGTTCGGCGAAGCGTTCGGACTCGGCCGCCTCAGCCGCTTTCGCAGAAGCCTCCTCCTGCGCCTTCTTCATCTCGTAGTGCTTCTTGCCGATGCGCTTTTTCGCGCGTTCGGCGAGATCGTGATCCTCGGGGTCGAGGCCGAGATCATCTTCCGGCTTCGCTTCGGCCTTGGCCTCCGCTTTTGGCTCCTCCGACGTGCCCGGAGCATCGGCCACCGGAGGTGCCGCGCCGTTGCCGGCCTTCATCTCAAGGGCCGGAGCGGCAGGGCGAGCCTCGCGCTTCTCGCGGGGAATGGTCTCCGTAGGCTTGCCGGTCTCAATGAACGTCTGCAGGCCCTCGGAACTGATGACTTTAGGCATTGGAACTCCCATTCTGCTTTTCCGCCGCTTTGGCTACGGCTAATTCGTGTTCCCGCGCATCCACGTCCTGTTTTCCCTTGACGTGGGTATCCAGGAGCTTGCCGGCATTGTTGATCTCGGCCACCGCAATCGAGGCTTGCGCCTTGACGTGCATGTCGTCGTGCGTCGTCTGGGCTTTAAGCACCGCGTCATGGGCTTTGGTGTCGGTCTGCAGCCGCGCCTTGGCCATCTCGGTCTGCATCCATCCCTGCTCGATCTGCGTCTTGTACTTGAGCTCGAGCTGCAGGTGCTGCATCGCCTGCTGCAACTGCGTCCGTTCGGCCAGAAGGCTTTGCACGATGGCCTTCGCGTCCGAGGGGAGCGATTCCATCGCCTTCTCCATCCCCTGCGGGCTCTGGGGCATCGCGCGGTTGGCCAACTCATCCGCGCCGGGGAAGTCCATGTTGCGGAGCACGATGTCCGCGCCGGTCTTGACGACCGTCTCCCCAATAGGCGTTTTGAGGAGGTCGAGCATGTTCTCCGCGCCCTCAAGGCGCTTGCTCTCATAGCCCGGGCCCGTGTCCATCACCACGTCATAGCGGCCCACGGTCATGTCGTGTTTGACCGTCTGAACGCCATTCGGCCCGGTTTGGCGCTGATTGATTTCGACCATGGAGGGCACGCCATCCTCCCCGATGATCCGCTGCATCCGCTCCTCGGAGTAGTAGAACGGGATCAGGTCAAGGAGGATCACTCCACAGTGGGCGATCGCCTGGGTCTGGTTGTCGTAATACTGGAAGTGGCTGATGTCCGAGATCGCTTGCCGACGACGGAGCGCCACGCCCGAAACCACCGTTCCCGGAGTGTCCTGTCCCGGTTCATGAGGCATCCCGGCCACGGCCATGAGATTGCGAGCCGCACTCTGGGAGGCTTCGGCAAAGCCCGCTTCCACTTCGATCGCCGGCTGACGCATCGGAGGAGGCACGTTGAGCGGTTGGCCATCGGTGCCTTTCAGGATCTCGTAGAAGAGAGCCGAGTAGGGCTTCTGGTTGGCGTCCTCCCACTCCGGATGTCCGTCGGCCTGCCCTGCCGCCATGACCCAAGGAGCTTTGGAGGAGAGCGCCAGCTTCTCGGTCTTGGCCGTCTCCCAGTAGTTGAACATCCGCGCGGGATCTTTAAGGTCTCGGATCATCCCTTTGCGGCGGACTTCCCCATTGACATCGAGCACGTTACCTTCGACGCGCACGACTGGTATCCAGCGCCCTGGCAGGTCGCGACGATCCACGATGCGAAGGCCGTTGATTCGGAACCACTGGACTTGACGCCGCGTAGTGGGTCGCTCCCGTACCACAACGAGACCAGCCGCTTCCATCGCGGGCAGCTTGAACTGCGACCGGAACAGCGTCCGACCGTCTGATAATTCACAGAGCGTGTCCTTTCGATGCCGGATGCGGTAGTACTCGGCAATCCGTATCTCGGTCTTGGTCAGCCAGTTCCTGAGGTTGTCCCCCCCCGCCCCCATCGGGTAGTCCACGAGTTCTTCATCGGGGTACAGGCGCTTGAACTCCGTGCGCTTCATCTTAGAGGAGAAGATGAACCAGTCCATATCCGACCCATCGGGGAGCTCTGCGGCCGGGTCGATATACCCCGTCATCGGGTTCCGGACGGCTTTGATCTTCAATTCCTGATCGAAGCTCTTTTCATCCACGTACTCGCCCATGATCCGGAAGTAACCCCACCCAATGCGGACGGCACTCTCGCCGGCCGTGTCATAGGCCACCGAAGCATTGGAGAGCGTCTCAATGTGCCGGGTCAGCCCATTGATGACCTTGGCATCCTCAACTTGGGCACCATCCCCGGTGGGGTGGACTTTGATCCGCGGGCGTTGCTCCTTCATGTTGTTGACGACCCGACGCACCAAGGTCGCGGTGTGGTTGATCGTGAGCGTCGGACGACGGGAGAGGCGACGCTGGTTGAACAGGTCGTCCGGCCACTGCTCCCCATCCGCGAAGGTCAGGTCATCCACGGCCTGCGCGCGGTTGACGGACTCCGCTTCCGTCGCGATCTTCAGCCTCTCGGCGCACTCAAGGAAGATCTCCTCGTCGGTCTCGGCTTCCTGGTCGAAGTCAGTGGGGATTTGGGGCATTGTTTCAGACGCGCGCCAATGAAGGGGGTGAGCGAAGTGCCAGACCGGAAAAATGCGAGACCGTGAGGGTGGATTGTCTCACCTATGAACCCATCCACGCTTCCGACGACGCCATGCCCGAGAACGAGCGTCCCGCCTTGGGCTGAACCTGCTTGAACTGCACCTCCGCAAACCGACGCATCATCACCGCATAGCGCGTCGCGGCCATCAGGTCGTCCCGTTCCTTGACGATCAGCCCGTCCTTGCGGTGATACATCCGGAACTCCTCCCACCAGTCGTTCAGCGTGCTGAATACCTTGAGCCGCCCGGTCTGCATCCGGTCGAGCATCTCGGCAATCCCTGCTTCTACGCCTGATGTACCGTCCTCAAACGTCGCGCGCTGGCCGATCATCATCAAGCCCTGGTCGCGATACTGCTTGGCGAGTTGCTCCCCTGAGCCCTTGTCGTGCTGCAGGCCGTCATGGGGCCACGCCCACGGAAGCCACGGAGCCCACGGACGCACGGACGCCGCAAACATCGCCGGGGTCTGCTCTCGCTGCCGGTGGCACGCGGTCACATACAGGCAATCGCTATCGCGGTCCCAAGCCACGCGCACGGCAGCGGAAGGATGATCCCAACCGAAATCCAATCCCCCCAACTGAGGCCAGTGAGGGGGTATCGGGAAGGGAACGATGGATAGTTCATCCTCTGAAATCGGGAACACGCGGCCTGAGCCAAGCTGAGGGATTCCCTTTGTTCTGGCGTCACGTTCGTACTCCGGATAGCTTGAGATAATCGCGGCCCGTTGCTCAGGCGTGTAGTGCGCCACATCGTCAATGGTCATCTGCGTGACGTGAGTGCCCGCTACCTTGTCGATCAAATACCGCTTCACCACGTCCGACATGCCCAAGAGCGGGGTGAAGGTCACAAACACCGGCCCCAGCGTGCTGTTCGTGCGCGTCAGGCCCTCAATGTAGATGTCATACGGGGGTTCTTCGTCGAACCACACCACGTCGAGCGTCTCGCCCTGCCACTTCTCGCGGCCCTTCTCATACGACTTCAGCGCGATGTGGCTCACGCCGCCGGACGCGTGCCGGACTTTGATGCTGTCCTGGAGGTCGGGCTGTCCTCGGGCGGAGGTGACCTCCACAATTGCAGCTTTAGGGATTGAGCCCGTCCCAAACGCCCCAGGTCTGCCTAGAAGGATGCGTTGGACATTATCGCGAGTGCTCTCTCCGGTGATTCCAGCGGCCCATCCGACAATCGGGCGATCGTAAACCTTGCCCGCCCAATCTGAAGGGTAATGTCCCGTAGCGTGGCAGGCGTACTCCATCCCTGCCGCCAGCGTTTTCCCTAACTGGTTCCCCGCCATGAGCAGCCGTTCACGGTACGTCGCGCCCGCTCGGTGGAATTCACTCTGCTTCGGATACGGCCGGTAGTCCGCCAGCTTCTCTTCCTGAGCCAGCTTCGCTTCCATCGCCCGCAGTTGCTCGAGCAGCGAGTAGGGATCCCAAGACGTTGATGGCTGCGCGGAGCTCGTCACGGCTTAACCCCGGCACGCCTGCGTCGGGCTCAACCTGTTTCGGCATGAGGCTCGCCACGATCTTGAGGTAAGCAACGGGGTCCTTCTCTCGAGCGTCAATAATGACCTGTCGCCCGTGATCGGCCCAATCGGCAGCCATGTCGGCAAGGAAGCCTTCCTCGAGCTTATTGCGGCTGCCTTTGGGCCGGCCGGCAGGGTTTCCAGACTGGCCCGGCTGCCAAGGGATGAGGCCAGACCGAGCACGATTAGGAGCCGCTGCAGTCGCAGTATTCATTCACTGTCACTGCATCTCGACTTCGCGCTCGGACTCGATCAAGAGCGATAAGGTGTATCGCGTCTCGGAGCCCGGAATGTGGTCCAGCTTCAAAGCTTTCTCAGTCGCGTCCATCAGCGGATTGATCACGAGCTTGACGAACTGGTTGCGCTGGATGAGATGGCCGTAGTCGATGTCGCTCATGCGCAGGCTGTACTTCAGCACCTCGATGCGCTTGCCGTTCTCGGTGCGCTCGGCAATGCCTTGGGCGTTCACTCCAGCGCCCTCGCGGCCTTCTCCCGCACGGCCGCAATTGAGGAATACGCTCCCGTCGCGAGCCATTGGAGGGCTTCGCGCAGCGGGTTCGGCGCGGTCGTCGCTCGCGCAATACTCCAAGCCTGGCGCAGACGACGGCGAGCGCGGCGCTTCCTCATTCCACGACCCCTGCCACATCTTCTTCGCGGCACATCAACACTTGCTTCGATCCCCAGCGGAAGGACTTGTGCAGGTAGCCGTCCAACTCTAAGCCTCCGAGTTCCACGATGTCGCCTTCGTGTACGTCACAGGGACGAAACGCTTTACTGTCCCAGGACTTCGTACGACGCCCTTTCGGGCCGTTGTAGCGGATCGGGTAGCGGCCCGGACCGGCCCGAAGGATACGACCCCGAAGCGGTCGGCCGTGATACACCACTTCGAGGATCGGGGAAGGCTTCCAGGGGAGGATTTCGAGCACGAGGTGATCTCGCAGGGGACGGATGTCGGCCTCCGCAGGGACAGCGTAGGCGCTCTCGTGCCCATCACGGACGCCGGGACTGTGGATCTGGTCGGTGTCCATTCACTTCTTCGGCTTCTCGTCGCGGTACTTCTTCTTCGGCGCAGGTAGAAACCGACGCATATAGTCGCCGAGACGCATCACCCCTTGAGCGCTCCGCCCTCACTCCCGTCCGGCGCAGCGCCGATGCTCACGTCCGTGAGGTCCGAGACGTTGAAGTGTCCGCCGGTCGTGCGTAAATCGCGATCCGAGGCGCTGTAGCGGCCGAGCACTTTGGCGACGGTCTGGGCACCGCTCTCGAGAATCATGCCTTCTCGGGGCCTCCCTGAGGCTCCCACGACGGCGCGGCGGTCGGAGTCGGGCTGGCCGCCTCCACGAACGATCGGACGACGATCACCCTGCTTGGTGCTCACTCCTCCGGGCTCATCACCGATTTGTCGGGATGATTCGGCACGGGAAAGCGCACGCCGCTGGGGCCGCCGACTTTCATCTCCGAGCCCACGTCCCCGCCCTTGCCGGGCTTGGCCATGCTCTCGCCCTTCTCCGAACGCTTGTTCTCGGTCCGACTCGGGTAATCGTTTTTCACGCACCACTCCGCAGGTAATGGACGAGCACAAAAATGGCGATCCAGAGCATAGCCGAGACGGCCTGAGCGGTCAAAAAAATTGCCCTCACGGTTTTCAGGTCGTCTTGGTCGTCCATAAAACTCCCAAACCCACCGCTTCCGCCGCTTCAGTCGGACTCGTCACGATCGCGTACTGCCCGTTCCAAGTCGCGAGCATCAGCTTTTGCGCGGGCGTTAAGTCGGCGGTTGTATACCCCGGACGCTTCACCTCCAGCAGATAGTTCTGGTTGCCACGACCGACGATCAAATCCGGATGATCGCATTGCAACACGGAGCACCCAGCGCGTTCGAGCGCCGCGATAATCGCGGCTTCGGCTTCGTCGCGACGCTTCGCATACCGAGCAAGACTCACGCCTCCAACCTCTCGATCCCCGCAGGACCGAACAGGGCCAGCACGAGGCTACGGGTTTTGTAGTCCTGGGCCAGCTTGCGCTTATCTCCAAGCCTCAGGATCTCCCCGAGCCGAGCTCGGATCTCTTCGGTTCGCGCCTTCACCTGGTCCGGGTGTACCTCAAGTATCCGGTATCGGGCAAGGAGAGCTTCTAAATGATAGATTCGACCGAGATCCCCTTTCTCGCGGATCAGCTCGGTCCACGCCACCCGCGATTCCCGGTTCGCTTCCTCAATATCCATCGCGAATCCCCCGTAAATGCTCTCGTTGCTCTGACGTCAACTCCGCCCGAATCGATGCTGGCTGGTGAGAGGGCGCACCCGTCCTATCCCGACTCAGCGTCAGGAGGACGGGCGTGCTGGCCGGAGCCGAGTACCGCTGCGTGGTCACTTCTATGCCGTCAGCCCTTCCACGCTAAACCCGTGGGCCTGCCTCTGAGACGAATCCCCCAGTAGAGGCTTGAACGACAGGATGCTGGTGTTGCCCGTCCATCCTGCCGGCGGACAGCGGCGGACACAGGCGGACGAGGAGGGTTTTCAGGGAACCCCGGGTCTGGTATGATAACCGGAGCCGGCGAGGTTCAGCCTTTTACTTTCGCCTCGTCGCAGCCGGGGCGCCAAGCCCGCATGCAACGCCTCGACCGGATTACTCCTGTCGGGGCGTTTGCATTTTATGCGCCCTACTTGCTGATTGTCCATAAGCTTGAGCACTGTTTCGCGGGCGGCACAGTGCTTGCTACACTGCCCGTAGTCTCCGAGCGGGCACACCCCTAGTCGTCACTGCCCCTCTAGATCGCCCCGGCCGGCTTGGATCTCCGAGCCGGGGCTTTTTCCCGGCGTCCGGTAGATGTACCGTTTCACGCTCACGACAGCTCTTTCTCCGTACACCCCAACGCCGCCGCGATGCGCGTCACGGTGTTGGGTCGAGGCTTGGTCTTGCCCCATTCCCAATTGCAGACGTTGGATTGACTGGTTCGCAGCATCGCAGCCAGAGCGGTCTGAGAGAGACCCTTCGCGCGTCTCAGTTTCGCAAGCTTCTTCATGGGGCTTAGTAAACCACACAAAAATAACCATTGCAAATGCTATAGCGGTGTGATTTCATACTCCCACCTTCAAACGGGAGCCGACCATGAACGACTACGCCTGCATTGAGTGCCATTGGAAAGGCCGAGACCCCGAAGAGGTCTCCCGCACCGAGCGCGTGGAGTTCTGGGGCTCCGTCACTCCGGTGACTGTACAGGAATACGTCTGCCCCGATTGCGGCGGGGAGCTCGAGGAAGCGCCCGTCTGTGCGACGGAGGACTGCCCCGGAGAACCGGAGGAAGGCTCCGATTTTTGCGAAGAATGCAATGCGCGCTTCGACGCGGAGGATCGGGCGTATCGAGATGCGCTGGAAGAATTCAACGAGGGGCAACTGTGAACGACCGTCAGAGCGCCGCCATTGAGCCGATTCTGACCCGCCTGCTGCTCTGCGGTGCGGTATCCAACCTTGATGCCGTCCGAGCGGCCTTGGCGCTGGCGTATACGCACGGGTGCGTCGATACCATCGCCGAGCGGATTGAGCGGCTGAACGCGGATCGGCCGGCGATCCTCCGGGAGCAGGCGTCATGAAATGGCCCACCGACTTTGACCGCCTCGTGAGCCCAAGCGCCGCATCCGTACATTTTGAAGCCATGAGCGACCTACCGCGCCGCCCTCGCGAAAGCAGCGCCATGACCCCGAACAAGGATAAGCAGCCATGAATACGAGCGAACAGATCAACGAACTGGCGACTGCTCTGGCGAAGGCGCAGAGCCAGATGGAAGGGGCCAAAAAGGACTCGGCCAACCCGTTCTTCAAATCGAAGTACGCGGACCTGCAGAGCGTCTGGGACGCCTGCCGCAACGCCCTCACGGATAACGGGCTCAGTGTCGCTCAGTACGTCGCGCACCTCGATGGAACCGTCTCCGAGGCATTGGTCACGCGCCTGCTTCACAGCAGCGGGCAGTGGATCGAGGGGGTGCAGTTGCTGAATCCGAAAGACCCGAGCCCGCAAGCTGTCGGCTCTGCGATCACTTATGCGCGTCGCTACGGGCTGGCGGCCATGGTAGGGGTCTATCAAATGGATGACGACGCCGACGGTGCGCACGGCCGTCCTAGCGACCCCTACAACACTCGAGGTGGCAAGGAGACCAAGGCGATCAACGAGCAGTCGAAGCGGATCATCGCGGCCATCGAAGCCGGCAAAGTGTCGGCGGCGGTCGATATCCTCTCCGAATTGAAGGATTCGTCGGAAGAAGTCGCGTCCTCGGTCTGGCGCACGCTGCCTTCCGACGTGAAGAACACTATCCGTGACGCGCAGGACCCCCGGAAATAAGGAGACAGACATGGAACACGAGATCAGCGTTGACGATATTCCCGGGCACTGCCCGCCAGGTTTGGGGTGGTTGGGCTTGGGTACTGCCGGGCGCGTATGAATTGGCGTGGACGAAACGCCGCTCGGAGGAGTCTTGCACGACCGTCGTGCTCGACTACGCCCGGCGTCTAGTGCGTCGGAGGCGTTGAGCGATGACGCGGGCTAAGACTCAGCAAAAGGAGAAAATGAACATGCTAACTATGGAACAACGTCAACAGATCACTGACACGCTTGCGCGCATGCATCTGC